GAGCAACTCGTTCCGCTAATAAAGTTGCTTCTTTGAACAGAACAACATCAGATGGAGAAATAATTGATTTTCGCAAAGACGGCTCCACGGTGGGGCGTATTGGGACACAGGGCGGCAGACTAACAATTGGCGATGGTGCTACTGGGTTGCGGATAGCTGCCGATTTAAACACTATTGTTCCTTGGAACACTACAACTAACGTCTTGCGGGATGCTGCGATTGATTTAGGTCAAGCCACTCAACGCTTCAAAGACCTCTACCTTTCTGGCGGTGTACATCTTGGCGGCACTGGGTCGGCTAATAAGTTGGAGGATTATGAAGAGGGAACTTGGACAGCTACTACTGCAATAGGATCTGTAAGTCCACACGTTACTCCAACTTACACAAAAATAGGTGATTTAGTAACAATATATTTTGATTTAAGATCTTTTACAGAAACCACAAGCGGAAGCGATATTAATATAAATGGACTTCCTTTTCCTGCTATAAAAAGGTCTATTGGCGCATGTATGTTTAGGTATTGGGATACTTCGGGTGACGGTATTATAGCATATGTAGACACAAATCTTAGTTCAATTAGGTTTCTTCGAAACTCAACAGGGCAATGGGATCCATTAGATTATAACATGAGCAATGGTTCTAGTATGATTCTTTCAGGAACAATTACCTATAAAACAAGTTAACACCCCAGTCGGAAGGGAGCTAAAAAATGACAAGAGCTAGAGACCTTGCAAACATTGCAGATGGGGACATCACAGGCACATTAACGCTTGATGGATTAACTGTCGCAGGTAATGTGTCTGTCGATAGCGGTACAATAAAGCTCGATGGGAATTACCCTACTGGCACAAATAACCTAGCCTTTGGTGATGGTGCTTTGGATGCTTCTTTAACAGGTGCAGCTAATACAGCCATAGGATCTTACTCTCTCACCAACAATACGTCTGGTGCATCTAATACGGGCTTAGGTTTTGCTGCGTTGGGCGACACTACTACAGGTAGTTTTAACACTGGTATTGGTACGTCTTCCTTAGAAAACAACACCACCGCAAGCTTTAATACAGCAGTGGGTTATCAGGCTCTTTATACTAATACGACAGGCTCAGAAAATGTAGCGCTTGGACGTCTTGCTTTAAATCAAGCTACAACTGCATCCTACAATACGGGTATCGGAACAAATGCACTACAAGATAATACCACTGGCGCACAAAATACGGCAGTTGGTAGAAGTGCATTAACTAACAACACCACCGCAAGCAACAACACGGCTGTTGGGTATCAAGCGTTACGAGATAATACTACAGCAACAAACAACACAGCTATGGGGATGAACTCTTTACCTTTGAACACCACAGGAGCCAGTAATGTTGCTATGGGTGTTTCGAGTTTATTGTCTAATACTACTGGTGGAACCAACACATCTGTAGGCGTTTCTGCACTGCAATCAAACACCACCGCATCTAACAACACAGCCGTTGGGTATCAAGCTTCGTATGCTAATACTACTGGTACTGCTATTAATGCTTTTGGTTATAGAACATTAGATGCGAATACAACAGGTAATGCTAACAGTGCATTTGGTGGTGAGTATACAGGAAACTCTAGTGCTGCACTTTCGGCCAACACGACAGGAAACTCCAACTCTGCCTTTGGAACAGGAGCATTAGCTAACAACACCACCGCTAGTAACAACACAGCCTTGGGCTATCAGGCAGGGTATAGTAATACTACTGGCTCTTCACTTGTTGCAACAGGACACACTGCTTTACGTCAAAACTCAACAGGGTCATCAAACGTAGCATCTGGTTATGCAGCAATGTATTCGAATACCACTGGCTCCAATAACACAGGCATAGGCCACAATGCGCTACACTTAAACACCACCGCAAATGAGAATACATCCGTTGGGTATCAGTCTATGTATTCAACAACTACTGGCGGTGAAAACGTTGCGCTAGGTACGTACGCTCTTTATCCAGCAACTACTGGGTATCATAATGTAGCCGTGGGTTATAACTCAGGGGGAGGAATGACCACGGGTGCTGCCAATACTATTGTGGGTCATAGGGCATTACAGGCAAATACCACTGCAAATTACAACACAGCAGTTGGATATAATGCAGGGTATAGTAATGTTACTGGGACGTATAATGCTTTTATTGGTAACTCAGCAGGATACTACACAACTGGCACTAGAAACACATTTTTAGGCTCAGATGCGGGTGGGCTTGTGACCACTGGCCAAAAGAACATTATTATTGGACGATACAACGGCAACCAACACGGCCTAGACATTCGCACCTCAAGCAACAACATCGTGCTAAGTGATGGGGATGGTAATCCTAGGGGTTATTATTTTGGGGGTAATAGTCACCCTTATTGGCAGTTTACTACCCCAACTAATTCTCAAGTTATTTCTCAGATGACACATACAGGGTCAAGTGCTCAAAATGGTCTTTCTATATACTTTTCTAACACAGGACCGAACAATGCAACACAATATTTTTTAGCTTGCGGAGATGCTGGTGGAGGCAGGCTGCAGATTAAGACTAATGGAAACTTGCAGAACGTAAATAACAGCTATGGGTCACTTTCTGACATTAAACTTAAAGAAAACATAGCAGACGCATCCTCTCAATGGGATGATATTAAAGCCGTCAAAGTTAAAAAGTACAGCATGAAAGCTGATAATTCAGATACGGCTAATCGACTTGGTGTTATTGCTCAAGACTTAGAAGCGTCTGGAATGGGCGGTTTGGTTGAGGAGCAAGACGATATAACAACAAGTGAAAATGGAATTGTAAGTGATTTAGGAACAACAACCAAGGCTGTAAAATACTCCATCCTCTACATGAAAGCAGTCAAGGCATTGCAAGAGGCAATGACTAGGATTGAAACACTCGAAACCAAAGTCGCAGCATTAGAAGGAAACTAGTATGACCGACACACCAACCAAAGAAGAAATCGCAGCGCACTATGTTGCGATGGGTCACTCTGTTGATCTATTAACCGCAGGGAAGCCAGAGGACATGGAAGCAGACGAGTGGACTGCCACCAAAGCTCGTAACGTAGAGCATTTAGAACTAATGAAAGCAAAGGACTTCTGGACTTCAGAAGATATGAGCGCAGTAGATAAGGCTATTGCAGATAATAAGTAACTTAGAAAGGGAATCAAAATGGTAGAGAAAAAAACACAAACCATTACGGTAAACGGTACTGACTACACTGAAGATCAACTTACAGATCAACAAAAGGTTATGGTCAACCATATTAGTGATTTGGAAAGAAAGATTGGCTCGACGCAGTTTAATCTGGATCAACTAAATGTTGGCAAAAACGCATTTGTAAATATGCTTGCACAATCGTTGGAAGAGCCTGTAGAGGTTGCCGCTGAATAAAGGATACTTTAAATGTTAGGTTCTGGCCCGTTATCGGGCGCACCCCTTGCGTCATCTTTTGCACAGATAACTGTTGCTTCCTTAAATCATGGAAGTTTTACACTTACGGGCCAGAGCGCAGATCTAAACAAGTTTTTAAAAGTAGGGTTAGATCACGGTAGTTTTACACTCACCGGACAGACCGTTAATCTTTTTGTAGAAGACGCCGAAGTAATTGGCACTCTACTATTTGACCTGACGGGACAAGATGCAGCTTTTGCTAAAGCTTTAAAACTTACTGCAGATGCAGGATCTTTTACACTCACAGGCATAGATAACGTCTTCAACATCACAGTGCCTTTTGCGGCACATGGTACGTTTACGCTTACAGGACAAGATGCCACTTTTGGAATAAAATCGTCCTTTGACCACGGATCTTTTACACTTACAGGACAGGATATAAACTTTGCAAAAAGTGTAAGTCTTGATGCAGGATCTTTTACGTTAACAGGACAAGACGTTACTATGGTTGTCGGTTTTCCGGTTACAGGATTGGAGATGACGCTCGGACTTGGAAGTCCAACAGTTTTTGGCTTAATAATACCAGACCAAACACCAAACTATTCAAACATTACTCCGTCACAATCGCCAAACTATTCCAACATAACCCCATCACAAAATCCAGTTTGGACAGAGGTTGCTTAAAATGACTTTTAAACGTATACTTAAACAAACTATATTATAGGTTTCACATGGCTACATATACAGACATAAACGGCGTAAAGCTTATCACTACGGGAGATGAAGCTGGTACGTGGGGTTCTAGTACAAATACAAACCTTGAAATTATTGAGCGAGCAGCAAACGGTTTTGCTCAAATTGCCCTTACAGGTACATCATATACGTTAACCTTATCCAATCAGCCATCTGCTGCCGAAAACGGACACTACAAGGCTATAGAGTTTACAGGCACACCCGGCGGGACATGCACAGTGACGCTTGCTCAGAACGATCATGCACGAGTGTATATGTTCCTAAACAGCACAAATCAGACTGTTTCAGTAACTCAAGGCTCTGG